ACAGCGAAGTACAGAGCCAACCAAGACTTTCCAATACCTGGATATGCAAGAAAGACTCCTAGTTGTCCTGGCATGATTCCAGAAGGTAGGTAATTATCAAACCCTGGCAAGCCTGTCTTAATTCCAATGTGACCAGTTTCTTTTTGCTCTTGAATCTTTTCATAATATGCAAGGGCAGACTCAAGATCTGTAGCATCAATATCACGTATAGCAGATGTATTTTTCTTTAATTCAGATGTTTTAGTAATTAAACCATTAAGGGCTTCTGATCCATTACCGCCTTGAACTTCTCCTGCTGCAGTTCTTAAAATATCCTTTAGGCTATCGTTTAGGTATTCAGTCTGTAATTCTTCAAGGTGATGTTTTGTGGCGCCTATGCCTTCAACTGGTTGGAAATCTCTAAACTTTTCAATAACTAAAGATACTGGTGGAACGGAACTATTGTTGTCAAAATATAAACGAATAAAGTTCCAAATATCGTTATGAGTTCTAAGAAGATTTTCAACATTTGCCTGTAGCAAAACATGCATTTGTTTATCTTGTAACACTGCGGAAATAACTCTTGCTTCTGTATTATTCACTAAGCCATCTCCTCGCTAATTCTCTTCGTTCTTCTCTTTCTTTAATATCTTGTTCTACTTCTAATTTTGCTTGAAGTATTTTTTCTGCATTGTATGCAAAGTAACTCCAAGAAGGGGAAAGAGAAATATTAAAATAATGATCCAATAAGTCATAGCACGTTCCTATTCCGTAAGATTCAACAAGAGCATCAGAAGCCCACTGTTCTACATTTAAGTTTAAAGATGGCTTTTGCTGATACTTGGCTGTATGTAATTTACTGTATCTACTAAGCAAAGCCATACGGTCTTTGCGTTCAGCCATTACTCTTGTTCAGCAGCCTCTGCTTGAGCCTCTTTAATTTTTTCTGTTAGTCTATCTTCAACAAATTTATACACACGGTCAAACGCTTGATCTGTGTTTTCGTTATCACGCTTAGAATCAACAACGCCAAGGTCAAGCCTTAGTGATTGAAAGTTGCCTAGATTGAGTGTATATCCTAATGTTACTGATACTTTTGTATTGTCGTTTTCCATTTACCCACCTTATTTTGTTTGTTTTACAATTGTAGCACACTCTGTGTTGATTAGATATTCTCTGACCACACTGGAATATACCGTCCATCTTCTGTCTTCGTATATGTAAGTATACCCTCTCCCATTCGCCTTGTCAATTCTTGACTTGTAGGAGTACTATTATTTGTTATTAATCCATCTTTTCTTGGTTGCCCAATGTGTATTGATCCTAAGATAGATCTAATTTCTTTAACGTGATCTTCTGAATAGTAAGATCTAATTTGCCATCCACGCTGACCATTTGGTTTAGCCCCAATTGGCACTGGTATAATTCCATTTTTCATTAACTTTGGCATATATTTTCTGTGACGATTAATTAACTTAGCAGTCTCAGCAACTGTATATGCTTTTTGTCTGTTACGTCTAAAGTCTGTTCGCAAACAAGTTTCAAGCCTGTCTTTAGTAATATTATAAACAGTAACCATCCCAGTAGAACGGGAACTATGATACAGCCTCACAAGGTCTCCATTAAGAAACCAGATCTTTTTACTGCCTTTTATTATAGGATCGTTATTGTACTGCTGGCTCTGGATTTTTCCTTTTGCAGTAACCATCTACCCCTCTCACTTTCTGACGGAGGATGAAAAAAATTACGAGAACCACATATAATACAAAATGTTTCTAAATGATTTACGTTGCTATATTGCCTATCTACAAACATACGACCATTACATTTTTTACAAAAAATCATACCCCACCTTTAATGTTAGTTTGGTATACCAAGAATAATTAGATTAACTGCTAAAGATAAATCTCCAGAAGCATTGAACCTTACGGTTCCTTCTACTTTTGATATTGTAACTGTTTTTAAAATAACACTTACGTTTTGTCCAGCAGGAGTATTTCCAGTGTTTACTGCTGTAGCGGTAACAACTGGTGGAAATTTAAAATCACTAGGAAAATCGTATGAGAAAGTTTTTTCGTTACCAGCACTTACTGTTGAGTTGTTAGCAACTTCTACTATACCTCCAACAAATCTAGCCTCTGAAGTTTTTAAATTTTGTCTACCAGCGCTAGTTGTGTCAACTGATGTAGTTTTATAGGTTGCAGAAGAAACCTCTGTTGATAATTTGTTTACGGTATCAACCAATTGATAGATGTATGGAACATCTAAAGGTTGACCTCGTTCTGGTAGCGGTAGTTTTGCCATTGATTCCTCCTATTTAATTATACCAAAGACTCTAAGCCAGAGTCGAAGATAACTAGTCCTGCTTTTACTGCTTTTACAGATGAAGAAATTTGAACCTTAACATGAACGGATGTATTTCCTGTATTTAAAAATGAATAACTGTGAACTGCCGATGTTCCATGATAAGCAAAAGATCCTGAATCAAACTTAACAAATACATCATATGCTGGTCTATTTAATTCATCCCCCCAGACTGCGGTAATAATTGTTTCTGTAATTGATAGCGCTCCGCTAACTGATTCAATCGGCACGGCATTTGTATTAAATGTTGGAGACCAGTGAGATGTTCTGTTTTTGTCTTCTGATACAATTCTGTATCTAACTACATACCCAGCACTATCTGAGTCAACTGCTGGTAAAGAAGATTTTGTAATGATTGCTTTTTTAATAGTCATTAGGTTACACCTATTGAAAATCTAAACTCTACATAATTACTAGTATTAGGAGACTTAACAATTGTTTCTGCGTTATCGTTTTTAATAACTGAATATCCTGTTAAACCATATAGCGGATTGACTGTAGCAATATTTTCTAGCCTAAGAGCATCTAAAGCAATATAATAATCTGCTGATGGAACTAAAATTGGACCACTTTCTTCGACAAGAACACAGGCATAAATTTTAACAGTAGTTACCGCATTCCAAGTAAAGTTTGCACTTGTGTATAATTCCTGCAATTGCTTAGAAACTACAAAATATCTGTTTGTGTCAAAATCTGCAATTGAGTTTTCTAAATTTCCAGAACTTCCTTGATTTATTTCTGCTTCAAATTTTGCAAACTCTGAACCATCTGTTGATGAAAAATCAATTAATATTCTAACTGTGTCTGGAATAGCGTTAGAATTTCCATTTTTGCTTACTAAAGAAAATGCTAATCTTAACTCATCTATTGGTGAGTTTCTCGTAAAGTCAACGTTAGCGCCAGTTAACTTGATGTGATTTGAACCACTTTCAACAACAAAGTGATCTAGGGTGGGACCGCTATTTTCACTAACAGTTAAATCTGATTCATCTCCTTGAATTAAAATAATATTATTTAAAAATCTAGATCTTTCATATCTTAATGTGCGAGGGGATTTAAAAAATATAGAGTTGTCCGCATTGGTTTGAAATACTCCATCTGCTACTGCAATAACATTGTTGTCTTCTGGATCATCTAGCGGTTCCTCTATAAAATCAATTGCTGTTGCTGCTGAGGCTGTTTGGTATTGCCAGTTTTCTCCAGTTGTAAAAGAAAAAACGGTCTTACTATCGTAGGCTCCAGCGGAAGGGTTTGCTCCTGCTGAGTACAATCCTACTTCAGATATTTCATATCTTTCTTCTGTTGGTAGTTCTGCTGTTAATACAATTTTATTAATACCGTTTTCGTTTACAAACCCTCTAGATGAAATTGGAACACGAAACATCTCAAAATCTAAATTTTCTTTTGTAGCAAAATCATTAAAGACATCGCCAGTTTCTAAGGGAGTAGGACCACAGCCAACAGCAAGGAAAGAGGCGTATGCTGGAGCCTGTCCAAGCATGTATTTACCTATAATTGTCTTGCCAATATTAGTTATCAAGAGGCTGATTCTCCAAATTCCGCTTCATATATTGTACCACTTACAGTAATTTCTGCTTCAATTTGTTCATCTAATTCAAGGTTTATAGCCTCAATAATAAGATTTCCTGTATTATTATCTAAATAAACATATGATCCATTTGGACCAGTACCAGGATTTGGTATTCTATTTTCAAGTTTTATTGAAAAGTTAGCAAAATACTTGTCTGAAGTAGACTGCAAACTTAAAATATTATTAGGATTGTATTGTTGTTGGATAGAAGAAAGATTTTTAATTGGTTGATAAACAACTTCTTGACCATTAACAATGTCATTACGAGTAATGTTAATTAATTCTTGACCGCCAATGTTTTCAAATATAAGATTTACTAAGGCATCTGTTGAAACAGATTCTTGATCAAATAAAAGAGTGTCTATTGGGGCTGTTTTAACAGGTGGAGCAACAACTGGTGCAACAATTGTTGGAGTTGAAAATGGAACTGCTGCTGGAGTCATTGGCTCTGCATCTACGGTTGATGGAACATATTCTGGTTCGCTATAATTTATTGAAGGTCCAGAAGAACCGCTACCACTATTTGCTAACTGTCCTCTAAGGTCATTTGCCTTGTTAGACGCATTAAGGTATTGTGTCATTGCTTTATCAATTGCTTTATTAGATGCTTTTGGATTTGCAAAAACTTTGTCAAGATTTGCTGAAGCAATATCTAAAGCAGCCTCTGCCTTTGCAAAAGATTCTCGTATGCTTGGTGCAGGTGCTGCTGCTACCCTTCTGTCATAGTCGCTGTCTGCACCCATACTACACCTCGCTTAAATAAGCAGTCATGCTTGGTCCATTATTACTTCTAGAGTAATCAATATTATATACTACAAATCGACTTGAGTCTGAAGTTACAAGATCTAAACCAGAAGAATCTTTATAGTCAATAGTTACAATATCTCCTAATTGCAGGGTTGGAATTGAAAATAAATTTACCCCAACAGATTTTTTAGGATGCATAACTTTATTTATAATCCAACCCATAAGTGATTGTGCAGCATCGTCTGTTTGAATATATAAACTGTCAATTGAAAATTCATTCTTACCATAAATCATTCTGCTTTGTCTTATTTCATCATACTTTGTTTTTTCAACAAGAGGAGAAGACACTAGTGCGTTGCCTTTAAATTCTGGATCAGACAAATTTCCACGTTTCTTAAAATATTCATCAACCGTTAATTCATGGGTTGTATCTTGTGTAAAAGTAACTCCTTGAATTCTTAAATAGTTTCCTGCTGTTTCATCAAGATTTAACGCAGTATCCGTTGTGTTAAATATTAAAAATTCTGCGCCATAGGAGTCTGCTAAAAATCCAGAAGTGGTATAACCTTTAAGTTTGTTAAGTGTTGGAGATAATTGAGCGTATAAAGCAGGGTATGCACGATCATATCTAATATCAAAGTAAGAACATTCACGCATTATAGAACCAAATTCTTCAAAGTATATATTATATTTAGGTGGCTCTTGTGCACTAATTGTAGAAACATATGTTGATTTAACCATTTGACTCATACCATATTTTCTAAAACTTTCATTATCATTTATCTCAGTGTCAGACAATGAAGAAAAAAGAGTTTCTCCAGTTGCAAATTGAGGATTTTCTGGATTTTGCATTAAAGCGTAAACATTTTCAAACATGCATCTTGTTGATCCACGAGTAAACAAAGCCATATTGTTATAAATTGGAAGCGGATCTGAATCATCTACAATTTTAATCAACTTGTTGTTTATGTATAAATAAAATCTACGAATTTTACCAATGTCTTGATACTCTACAGACAAGTCATATACCGTAGGATCTTGCTCTGAAGCCATTCTGTATTGACCAGTGAACCTTCCGTCGTCAACAGTTATTTTTGAAAGACCACCATAGAGTTTAATTGGGATTGCGTTATCACTAGAAGATTCTTTTTTAATTTTGTAAAATAAAACATTATTGATAGATTTTTCAGCATTTCCTTTTGTGTCTAATTTTAAATATGAACCTACGTTTTGTTCCGTAAGAGCAATTATTTCAAAATAGTAACCATTATTTGTTTCTGGATTAAGTAATACAGCCATACCGCCAGAGCCTCCGCCTATGCTTGGGGCTTGGTCTGGTAGGGTTCCAGATACGTCATAATAGGTTGTACTGCCAATTGGTGTTTGTACTCTGCTTGTATTGTTTTCTACTTTGCCAACAATTCGCATTCTAGTTCCAAAATGTTTGTATGCATTGTCTAAATTTTTATATACATAAGAAACAAAGTTTAAAGGTTTAAATGTTGGAGCAGGGGCAGGTCCATTTATTACAAGTGCAGAAGATTGAATTGTTCCAGTTTGTGTACTTTTTAAATTATTAACATCTGTCTCAGTTAAATAACTGGTAGACATAAAGTTTTTGATAATGCCATTACGAGTGGCTTGTCTAGCCAAAACATTATTAACACCAGCAGCCCCGACAGTAGTTGCTGGGTATGTAACATCTTCGTCTAACTGTGTTGTAAACATAAATTGAGACTGCATTTCACAGCCACGAACATTTTCGTTATTAGACCAATACAGATCTATGCCAGCGCTATGCGATGTTATCTTTGTGCCAAATTGTCCACGACCATGATCTACTACTGCTCCATTTTGTAATCTTTCAATACCGTCTACCGTTTCATAGTATGGAGTAGAATATATTCGAACATTA